GCCCGGAGCATCGTCAAGGACGTCAATCTCGACGGCCTGAACGAGACCGGCATCCGCAAGGCTGCGGTCGCGGCCAAGCTGGGCGACGAGGCGGTGAAGGACCGCTCCGACGCCTATGTCGAGGCGCGTTTCGACATGCTCGTCGAGGATGCCGCTAAGGGCGATCCGATCCGCGACGCGCTCAAGAACGCGAAATCGACGGTCACCGATATCGGCACCCTCTATGCCGAGCGCAACGTGAAACTCGGGGATGCCTGGAAGGCCCCCATCAAGAAGGAGGCCTGAGACATGGCGCCGATCTCTGACGTTCAGGGCACCTACGACGCGACCCATGCCATCGGCTACGCCGGCATGATCGCCGAGGGCCAGCCCGCCCGTGACGTGGCCTCGAAGGTGGTCGAAAACGCGGCCGTTGCCTTCGGGCTCGCGGTCGGGCGCGGCACCGCCGACAACTCGGTTCGCCTCGGCGGGACGGGCTATGTCGGCATCGCCGTCGCCGACAAGACCCGCGACGCGGACCAATACGACGTGGGCGAAATGGCCGCCGTGATCCGCAAGGGCACGGTCTGGGTCACCGCTTCCGTCGCGGTCGTTCCGGCCGACACGGTGTATTTCGTGCCGGCGACGGGCGTGATCACCAACGTGTCCACGTCCAACGTGGCGATCCCCAACGCGCGCTTCGAGACGACCGCCGCCGGCGGTGAGCTCGTGCGCCTCTATCTCGGCTAAGGAGGCCAGAGAGCATGAACGCGCAAGTCAACATCATGGACGCGCAGGCCGCGCTGTCCTTCGTCGTGGGGCAGCGTTCCCACATCGAGACCGAGGTTGTCCGCAAGGAGTTCCCGGAGATCATGTATCCCCGGCTTATCCCCGTGGACACGTCGGCCAACCCCTACGCGCCAAGCGTGACCTTCTTCTCGCAGGATACGGTCGGCAAGGCTAAGTTCATCAACTCCAAGGGCGATGACATTCCGCTCGTGGACGTGATGCGCACCAAGTTCGAGCAGACCGTCAACGAGGGCGGCGTCGGCTATTCGTTCTCCATCATGGATATCGGCGCCGCGCAGCAGGTCGGGACGGCGCTGTCGGCCGAAGGCGCGATCGCCGCGCGGGAAGCCTACGAGCAGCTTGTCGAGGAGGTCGCCTTCATCGGCAACGCCGCGCTCGGCGTCGAGGGGCTGACCAATACGACCGGCATCACGTCCGGCGCTGCGGCCTCCACCTTCGCGGCGGCGACGCCGGACGGGTGCCTGGCGATCATCAACACCGCGCTGTCTGGCATCTGGTCGGCGACCAAGGGCGTCGAGCGGGCGAACACGGTGCTGGTGCCGATCGCGGTCTTTGCCGACCTCGCCACCCGGCGGCTGGGCGATACCAACACCAGGGTGCTGGATTTCGTGAAGGAGGCGAACGTCTACACGGCTTCGACCGGGCTGCCGCTGGAAATCGTCGGCGTCCACTGGCTGACCACGAAGATGGTGGTCTACCGGCGCGATCCGGCGGTGCTTAAACTCAGCATGCCGATGCCGCTGATGTTCATTCCGCCGCAAGCGCGCGGTCTGCAGATCGACGTCTACGGCGTGTTCCGCTTCGCGCCGGTCAACATCCGCCGGCCGGGCGCGGTGCGCTACGTCACCGGCGTCGCGGTGTAAGGACGGCATGATGCCCAAGTTCACCAACACCTGCCCCGGCAAGCTGATTCTGCCGGACGGGACGGAGATCGCCAGCGGGGCTGAGATCGAGATCGACGCCGCTACCGCCAAGAACGCCGGGGTCCAGGAATGGGTCGCGGCGGGCTGGCTTGTGGAAGCCAAGAAGGCGACCAAGGGCGAATGACATGTTGGCGGGGCTGTAGCGGCCCCGCCTCCATCCTCGAGAGGTAACCCAACATGCCAGCCATCGCGGCCACCAACATGGGCGGAAGCGGAGCGCGGGTCGCCGTTGCCACCACGCTCGACGGCACCGACAGCTTCGTATATTCCGCCGGTTCGATCCTCATTCTGCGCAACCCGACGGCGGGCTCGCTGTCGCCTGTGATCGACGGCGACGGTGCCTCGACGGTGCCCGTGCGCGGCGTCGGCAACGTGAACATCGCCAGCGGCTATGCCGTGGGCAGCATCGGCGTCGGCGCGCAAATAGCGATCCCGCTCGACAGCATCCGCGCCTACCTGTCCGGCACCATCGCGGTCACCGGCGGCACTGGCCTGGTCGCGACGATGTTGGTGCCGTAGACCATGTATGGCACCATCGCCGATTGGCGGACCTACGCGACCGCCCGGGGTAACGCTGTCCCGGCGGCTGCGAGCGACCCGGACGCGACGGCCGCGCTGACGCGGGCGGGCGACCATATCCGCACCCGCTATGTCATCAGGTTCCTCGCGGACTATGACGCCACGCTGCCCGAGGTCGAGGAAGCGGCCTACATCGCGGCATCGCTCGAACTGGCGACGCCAGGCTTTTTCTCGGCCATCTACACACCGGGGCAGGCCAAGGTGCTGACCGAGGTCAAGGGCATCCGGTGGACGCCGGTCGAAGGCGGACAGAGGACCGGAGCGGACAGCGTGGTTCCGGTTTCCGCCGCCATCGACGCGCTGCTCGCACCCTACACTAGGTTCGGGCTTCCGGCGGTGGCCGTCGCATGAGCGGAGCCGCCATTGCCGCCGAGATCGCCTCGGCCCTAGCGGAAGCCGGCGAGGCAACGGGAGCCGGCCCGCTGATCTGCACTCTGGAGAAGTCCGTCGATACCCGCACCAACCCGCTGCAGCCGCTTCCGGTATCGCAGAGCTTCTATCCGCTCACGGCGGTGGACTTCCCGGTGCGCATTCGCGACCAGGCAGGAATGCTGGTGGGCAGGACTCAGCGGACGCTGACGGTGAATGCCACGGGCGCGCTGCCGGAGAAGAACGACCGGATCGCCGTTGGTGTTGCCCCCGACGTTGCGGTGACGAATAGTGGCTACTGGCACCGGATCATCGAGGTCCGGCCACTGGCGCCCGGGGGAACCGCGCTTCTCTATGAGATCGATATCGAGAACTAGCCCCGCCCAAGCCTATGTCGCGGCGGCTCATCGCCGGGCCGGGCGGACACTGGAAGCCGAATTTGTCGAGAGGATGCCTGTCGAAGCGTTCGAGGCCGCCGACCGCGCGTTGTGCTCGGCCTTCGCGCTCGGGATGGCTGTGGGGATGCTGAATGGCGAGATCGCAACGGGTCCGGGTCGAGGAGCTGATCCGCCGGATGGAGCCGTCGATAGCGAGGGCGTTCCGACAGGCAATTGACGATGCCGCCCTGTCGGTGGACCGGGCCGCGCTGATCCGCCTGCTGGAGGCCGGGCGCATCGAGGAAGCGGTGCAACTGCTGCGGTTGAACCAGTCGGTGATGTTCCCGATGACGGAGGCGATCCGGGCGGCCTACTTTGCCGGGGCAGCCTCGCTGGCCGCGCCGCGGGGGTTGTCCGGGGTGTTCAGGTTCGACGGCTCGCAGCCGGAGGCGCAGAGGTGGGTTCAGGAGAAGGCGGCGACGCTGATCCAGGGTATCACCGAGGAAGCCACAGACATGGCCCGCACGGTGTTGCAGCAGGCCGGTCAGGTTCCAAGCCGCAAGCTGGCGACGGAGATAACCGGCCGGGCGGTGGGCGGCAAGAGGGTCGGCGGTTTCCTTGGCCTCAACGCGCAGCAAGCCGACAGCATCATCCGGGGACGGGCGGCGCTGGCGTCCGGGGATGCCGTGGCCATGCGGGAATATCTGGGCCTGAAGCTCAGGGACAGGCGCTTTGACGGCGCCATTCGGCGCGCGATCCGCGAAGGCCGGGCGATCACCGGCACCGAGCTTGACCGGATCATGGAAGCCCACAGGACCAAGGCGCTCGGCTACAGGGGCCGCGTCATCGCGAGGAACGAGGCAAACAATGCACTGGCAGCCGGCCGGGATGACGCCTACCGGCAGATTCTCGCGCGGCCGGATGTGCGGGCCGTGACGAAAAGGTGGCAGCACAACCTGAGCGAATATCCGCGGCTTGAACATCAGGCCATGGACGGCACGGTGATAGGGTTCAACGAGTTGTTCCAGTTCCCCGACGCCGCGATGAAGCACCCGCACGATCCGGCGGGCGGCGCCAGACACACTATCGGATGCAGGTGCATCGCGATCTACCGGGTGGAGTTCGAGCGTGGCTGAGACCTTCACGGCCCAAGTCGAGGGATGGACAGAGCAGACCCTGAAGAACATGCGCTATGTCGCGGGCGAAGCCATCCAGGACGTGGTTGAGGCAGCGCAGACCCCGCAGCCGAGCGCCAAGCGCACCGGAGGGACGTTCATCGAGGGACGCATTCCGGTCGATACAGGCGATCTCATCAACTCGCTGCGCAGCAGCATCGGCGGGGTCGGCGGGACAACGGGGCCGGCCAGCTATGCCGTTGTCATCGCCGGGTTCGAGATCGGCGACGTTCTGTCGTTCGAGTGGACGCAGCCCTACGCCATGCGGATCGAGGCCGGGTTTGTCGGAACCGACAGTCTCGGCCGGACCTACAACCAGGCGGGGCGGCATTTCGTCGGCAAGAACGCGGCGCAGTTCAGCCGTTTCGTCGAGGCGCGCATCGCCGAGGTTCGGGAATGAGCGAGACACATATCAGCGACGCCATCTGCGGCCGGATCACCGACCAGTTGCCGGGCTACACGGTGATCTGGGAAAACCGGGACAGCATTCCGGCGCGGCCCTACATCGCGCTGGAAGTGGTCAGACTGGCGCCGCGCGACCGGACTGTTTCCGCGACAAAGACCGAGTTCGCCGGCTTTCTGCAGGCCAGCGTCGTTGCCGAGCTCGACCAGTTCGCCAACCCGAGCCTTGAAATGGCCGAGGAGATCGCGGGTCTGTTTCCAACCGGCCAAAGCATCCCGGCCGGAGACGTGACAATCACGATCATGAAGCCGCCGCATATCCAGCAGGGCTACCGCGACGGCCCGGATTGGCGGACCCCCGTCAAGATCGACTACGAAGCGAGTTGAACGATGAAAAAACCGACGACCAAGACAGCGAAGACCGTCCGCATGTCCAACGGGCGCGAAGGCGGTATCGCAAACGTGCCGGAAGAAGCAGTTCCGGTATGGGAAGCGGCGGGGTGGAAGATCGACCCGGCCAAGGACAGCGCTCGATAGGAGGCCCCCATGAGCACCCCTTACATCACTTCGACGGTCTACGTGTCTCCGGCGCTTCCGGCGACGTTCGACAAGGCGGGCTACGAGGCCCTGACCTGGACCAAGGTCGCGCATCCGATCTCTGTGCCGATCCCGGGCATCGAGACGGCGATGATCGACGTGCCAAACCTCGAAACCGGATTCACGAAGGCCAGCAAGGGATCGTCCACGGGCCGGGTCAGCACCATGGCCCATGCGAACGTGCCTGCCGATACCGGACAGGCCAACTTGCGGACCTACGCCGCGGAGACCTACGTGGACGAGATCAGCGTGAAGGTTCTCTACCCGGCATCATCCAACAAGGTGGCCTACATGTCGGGCCTCGCGTCGAACTACCTCGAAAACGAGGGCACGGCGGAGACGCATCAGGGCTTCACCGCGTCGTTCCGTCAGAACTACGCCGCCGTCATTACGACGCCGCCGTGATCTGACACAAAGCCTGACGGAGCATCCCCATGGACTTCAGCAAGTATGACGCGCGGTCGCGCGCCGAAACCGGCTTTCCGTTTCCGATCCTCGATCCGATCACCCGCGAGCCGATCACCGACAGCGCGACGGAAGCCCGGTTCTTCATCCGGGGCTGGGTGTCGGAAACCGTTCAGGCAGCCACGATCAAGGCGGCGCGGGCCGGCCTCTTCGACACGACAGATGACCAGGCGCGCAAGACCATCGCCTTCGCGCATCAGCATGCCGTGCAGTCGGCGTTGCCGTATGTCGCCGGGTTCGAGGGCGTCGAGCGTGACGGCCAGCCGTTGCCGGCGGATGAGTCCGGGATCACGTGGCTGCTGAACCTGTTCCTGCCGGAATTCGGGCCTGACCCGGACGACAAGGACAAGATCAGGATGGTGAACTACCCGTTCGCCTTCCAGGTTCTCGACCGGGCCGCCGAGGTCAAGGCGCTCCTGGGAAACGCATCGGGCGGCTGATCACGTGGGCCGCGCAGCTCGGGTATCTCCACGCGGTGCCCAAGGGCGCGGATGACAGCCGCCTCAAGCAGTTCAGGGATGCGGGCGTGACGCCGGACCTGCCGCCACTGGAAGGCGGGCAATACCTTGTCGAAGCATTCCAGCGGATGCGCTTCGCCACGCCCTCTCCCATGGGCGGCCTTGTCGCCCGCGAGTGGTCGGAGGTGGAGGCGTTCGCGCTTGCAAGCCAGGCAGTCACCGAGCCGTGGGAAAAGGAGGTCCTGTTCGAGATGAGCTGGGCCTATGTCGAAGAACGCACAGCCGCAAGCGATCCGCTCAGGATCGCGCCAGTGGATAGGGTCTGATGGTCGATTTTGCCACTTTGAAAATGGTCGCCGATACGACCGGCCTTGTGCAGGGCGAGGCTGTTCTCAAGCGCCTTCCGGGTGAAGCCCAGAAGGCCGAGCAGTCGGTCAACAAGCTGGCGACCGCTACACAGAAAAACAGCGCGGCATCCGCCAAGGGCGCGACGGATGCGAGGCGGCTTGCGGGGGCTCTGAACGCCGAGGAAATGGAGGCCAGACAGGCCGCCGCCGCCATGGCCAACCTCAACCGGGCCCAGGCGGGTGTCGCCGGGTCTTCGCGGCTGAACGCCAATGCTCTGCGCGGCGTCAGTCAGCAGCTTTCGCAGGTGGCTCAACAAGGCGCCATCACGGGAAGCTACCTGCAGGCCTTTACGGTGCAGGCAGCGGATATCGGCCTTGCCTTCGGCGTCATGGGAACGGCCATCGGCGTGGCGATCTCGGTGCTTGGTCCATTCGCCCTCAGTCTGCTTGGCGCGGGAGAGAAGGCCCAGACGCTCGAAGAGCGCGTGGACGCCCTTGCGGAGGCCGTGGACAGATACCGCAGCGCCGCCGAGGCCGCGTGGGCGCCGACAGAGAAGCTGGAAGAGAGATACGGGAGGCTGGCGGAACAGGCACGGGAAGCATTGCGGGCGATCTCGGCGGCAGAACAAGCGGCGGCGCTCATCGCGCTGAACGAGGCGGCCGAAAACCTTGCGACCACCTTCGGGGAACTTGTGGCGGCAACCGGCTCCATGGGCGAAACGCTGCAGGAGGGCATGACGCCGCGCGCGCTTGCGGCGGAACTCGATATCACGGCCGAGGCGGCAGTCGGTGTTCTCAACGCCCTGCGCGAGCTGGAAACCGCGAGAGGCCCGGAGGCCGTTGCAGAAGCGGCAAAGCGGGTCCGCGAGGAGATGCAGGCGGCCGGCGTCGCAGCGGAAAACAAGCTGCTCGTGTCCATCGCGAAGACCGAGGCGGAGGCCATATCCCTTCTCGACGCGACCGAGGACGCCGCCGATGCCGCGGATGCGCTCGGCAACAGCATGCGGGTTGTCATGGACCGCTACGCGACCGCCCGCACGGAAGCCGGCGCGCTGGCACAGAACACGCTCGACGCCGCCCGTGCATTCGCCGAGTTCCAGCGCCAGACGAGCGCGGCGGCTCAAGTGTATTCCGGTCGCGGGCAAGACCCCCGGAAGTTCATGGACAAGCCCGGGCAGTTCAACCCGAGCCCCGATATCGTGGCCGCCGCTGACGCCATGCTTCGGCCGTCCGGTGCTCCGAGTGTCGGCGGAGGCAGGAGTGCAGGCGGCCGTTCCTCGGCCATCTCAGAAGCCGAGCGCGAGGCGGAAGCGATTCAGCGGGTCGTTGACAGCCTGAAGGCCGAGATCGCGCAGGTCGGCATGTCTACGGAAGCCCGGAGGGTCTATCAGGAACTCCAGCGCGCCGGCGTCGATATCTACTCCGAGGAAGGTCAGGCCATCGCCGCGCTTGTCGAGCAGCTCACCGTTCTGGAACAGCAGGAAATGGCCATTGCCGAGACGATGGATTTCGTCCGGGAGGCGGCCGGCGGCATCTTTGTCACCGCGCTGACCGACGCCAAGAACCTCGGCGACGTGATCCAGGACCTCGGCCGGCAGTTCGCGGCGCTGTTCGCCAACCGGATGTTCCAGCAGCTCTGGAGCGGCACCGGCCTTGGAGGTGGCGGATTGAGCGGCCTTCTGGGCGGCCTGTTCCGGGCGGATGGCGGGCCGGTGCAGGCCGGGATGCCGTATGTCGTCAACGAAAACACCCCGAACAGCGAACTGTTCGTTCCCTCCCGGTCGGGCGCGATCCTGAACGTCTCGCAGGCGCAGGAAGCCCTCAGGGACAGCGCCGGGAAAAGGAGCGGGGCGACCGTCAACCAGGTTTTCAATATCAAGGCCGATGACGCCAATTCCTTCGGCCGGTCGCAGCGGCAGATCATGCGGCGGGCCAAGACGGCGCTTGGCGGTGCCCTGTGAGCGGGCCGTTTCTCGATATCTACCTGCCGACGGGCGTTCTGAGCCAGCAGACAACCGCCTCGCCGATGTTCTCGACGACCATCGTCCGCTCCGATTCCGGCGATGAACAGCGCAACCGCAACCGTGTGCACCCGATGCACTTCTACCGGATACCGGACGCCGCGAAGGACCATGACGTTGTGGAGGCGCTGCGAAGCCACTGGATGGTGACCGCCGGGCCGCTTACCAGCTTCGCGTTCCGTGATCCGATGGACTTCGCCAGCGTGAGCCTGCAGACCGTCAACGTGGC